AAATCAGTTAAACCTGTTTCATAAGTTTTAAAAGTTGAACCCATGCTAGAGCTTTCAATTGTTTCGCTGTTATGCTCTATTGAATAAGATCTCATTTCTCCAAAAGAATTTGATCCTATTTTAATAATTCCAGCGTTGCCTTTTTGTACTGACATTTTTTATTCCTCGCTTTTTTTTGTTTTTTTTGAAGAAGATTTAGATTTAGCTGCTTCTTCTTTCCAGCCATTATTCAACATACTCTCAACACACGCTGGATGAGCTATTACTGAAATACCATTTTTTGTTAGTTTCATATTTATGTACCTGAAGTAGATCCAGGCGTTGTTGCCTGATTCATATAATTTGTTAAAAAACTCAAAGTTGCATAAGCAACTGGAGCTTCACCCTCTGAACTAAAATCAATTTCTGTTGATTCTAGGTAACAGTCTTTAGCTAGACCATTTAATGTAGGATCTGCATAAATTGCTGTTTCAATTTCTTTGCAACAAGTATCAAGAACATTATCAAAATTTGATGTTGCCTTTACATAAACTTCTACTGCTACAGTTAGATTTCTATCAATAATTCTTGTACTTACTGTTCCCATGTCTAAAGGTTGGGAATCTTCACTTTTTGTATAAATAACAATAGCTGGAGTTCCCTCGCTTTCAATTGGATAAACTCTGGAATCTGTAACTCTAGAACCTGTTGTATTAAGACCTGTTAATGTTGTCTTAATGCGATCTCTTATTTGCTGTCTCAAATGGCTCATTTATTGAACCTCTAGCAATAAAGAAGTAAAACCAGTATTGTCATTTTCATAATTAACAATTTTGTAATTAGTGGCGGCCTTATAAACAGTTCCATCTAATGTTTTTAAAGATGGTGCTGTTATTAAATCGTCAATAGCAATATTTGGTATATCTGAGGTTTTAACATGAGCTGTAGGTTTATAGCCTTGTATGGCCACGCTTCCAGTATCTATATCAACATATTCCTGGTTTAAAATTACAGTAATAGTTGAAGCAGATCCGCCAGCAGGTGTATAGGTTACATCCTCTCCTGGAGATCCATGTTTTGAGCTTAAAAAAGCATCAAAATCTCTGTTAAATTCCATTGCCATGTTTATCTCTTGCTGGTAACTTGCTTTGATTTGTTTTTAAGTGGTTTTTGTTTATGACTTACATCTTCTGCATTTCCACTTGTTATAAATTGTTTGGCTTCAGCAGCAGTAACTTCCACAACCTCGCCTTCGTTTTTTGGTACGCCTCTTACATGCGTTGTTTTTAATATTCTAATTTCCATAATCTTTTCCTTTAAAAAATGGGTAGCCAATTAAGGCTACCCAGAACCATATTGCTAATTAAGCAATAATGTCTTTTATTACACCAAAGCCAGTGTCGTGACGAATCGCAACATCTAAATCTTGGAAAAACGCAAGCCGCGTTCCACCTGAAGTAGATAATGAAGCTGTATCAACAACAACATCAACACCAGACCAGAAGCCAAGCATTACATTTGTAAAGTCACCAAATATAGCGGCTGACAAGTTAGAACCAGTACCTTTTGAAAGGTTAGAAGGAACTAAAGTTGTAGAAGCTACGTTGTAGCCTAAGATGTCGCTTGCTGCTTCCATAATAAAGTTACCTTCAGCACCACCAGATTGTTTTGCTATAGTTCTTAATTTAGCAATAACTTTCGGGTTAGTTAGGAATGATGGATTGCCACCCATTGCATTTGAAACATCAACAGCTTTAATTAGATCAACAATTTTTGCATACGTTGGAGCTAAACCATTAGTACCCATAGCTACTACGTTTGCAGTAGCAACTCCAGGAATAATTCCTGAAGGCTCATTAGATCCGCCACCATTAATAGCAACGCTATCAATTTTTCTAGCAAATTGAGAAATAATGTCATTTCTTAATACAGCTTCTACAGAAGGATCTGATTGAAGCATTAGCTTTCTTGAACAGTCAACGTAAGACGCTAATGTTTTTGGAGTCATTGTTACCTGACTAAATACAGCAGCACCTTCAGTTGGAGCTGAACCTTCAGCAACAAAAGCAGTATTAGTTGTTTGAGCTGATAGTTTCGGTATTGAAATATCACCTTTAAGTCCTGTTAATACCCTTGCACCTAAATCTCCAACAGTTAATTTTGCATATAATGCAGAAATAAACTCATCTGCTAGATGATCTGTGCCTACTAGATAACCACCCTGGGAATCTGTTCCAGCAGTTTGGTCTCTTTGTCCCCAGTTAAGATCTGAAGGCATATAAAAACCTCTAGCTTCTTTACCAGTTCTTTGTGCAATTTCTTCTGATAGTTCTCTTTCATAACCAGCTTTAGACCAATCACCAGTTGATGATGCGTTTATTGCTTTAATTAAAGAGTAATCATTTCTCTGCTTTTCGTTAAGGCCTAAGTTAGCTGGTGCAACATCTAAAGGCTCATCATTAGATATGTTATCTAGTAATACTCCTCTGAATTGCTCAACACTCATTCCATTTTGTATAGCATTATCAGCCAAATCTCTTTGGTTATGATGTTTGCCTAATGCTGAAATTTCTTTAGCATTTTTTAGCATTTCTGCTTTTACAGATTCAGTAGCTTCATTTCTGATAGCATTTGAATCAATTTTATTTTCTTCTGACATTTTAATATCCTTAAAATTTAATTCTTGTTTATCTTTAGAACGGCCAACGCCAACTTGAACTGAATCGTCTGCTGGAATTGATACCAGGCTTATCTCTTTAGGACTCCAATCTATCGCCCTATAATGATCTCCAATTGCTTTGTTGTTAGCTCGTTCCATTTTGTTAATTTGATAACCCACGCTGATATTTTTCCTAATACCATCACGAACATCATTAAAGATTTCTGAGGCTAGTTCTCCTTTCCCAAAGCGAACAACTGCAACTGACCTAGCTGCGTTCTCATCAATCATAAAGTCTTCTACTACACCTATTTGCTTTGACAAATCATGGTCAAGCAATAAAGGTGCAGTTTTTGAATCCATAAAAGCTGTATCTATAGATTCTCTTTTGTGATCTAAAACCTCTAATCCAAATGAACGACTAACTGGCTTTTCTGAGCTAACACCCACACGCACAGTTCTTTTGTCCTCATCTATATAAGAAGATTTAGTTAGATCTAAAGTTCTATATGCAATTTCATTTGCATTTGATCTATCAGTATCACTTTCAACATCAACTACCATTTCTGCTTTATCAGCTTTAGAAATGGTGTTTGTTTTTTTAATATCATCCATTTCGTTTACCTCGCTAGTTGTTATTAAATCTTTTGACATTTATTCCTCCTCCTCATCAAAACCATCAGCAGGAACAGGCTGTTTATTTCCAAATGGTTGATATGCAGACTTTATGTCGTATTGTTTCATTAAATCTTTTTCTTTTTGATGCATTTCCATTAACTCTTCTGCATCTCTGCCCTGAGCAGCAGCAATATCTGAGTATGTTGTTATGCCATTTTGCAAGCCAACAACATTAGCCTGGATCTCTTTTAAAGGATCTGTCCATGCCCATTCTCTTGCTATGTAATTTGTTGAGCCAAAAAACTTATCAAATTTAGCAATTGGTAAGTTAATAGCTCCAGTTGATATAGACATTTCAAGCCATTTTTTAAATATTGGCTCAATCATGTGATCTATCATTAACTGTTGTGCTATTTGATAAGCTGCTCTATCTTCTAAAGCACCTTGGCGTATTGAAGAGTAATTAACGCTAGTAAGATCATTGCTTAAACTGTGGTATGAAATATTTAATCCAGAAGCAATGGATCTTAATACTGATTTGGTAAAAGGATCAAATGCTGTAGATGGATGACTTGGATCAAACTGCTGAAATGACATGCCAGCAGGTAATTGTTCAAAAGTACCAGGTGTAGCGTTCATAACTGGTGCATTGTTGCTATCTAAACCATCTCCAACATAAGAATTGCCATCTGGACTTACAAAAAACCCCATTTTGCTTGCTGCTGTCCTTGCACTTACAATTTCAGCTTCAAAATAACCATTTAAAAGTTTTATGTTAGCCATTGCAGTAGAAATAGGTGAAACACCTCTTGTTTGCTCTGGTCTATTACACAAATAAACATGCAACAACTCTTCTGCTGGTACTCTTATATGTTTTCTTGTTTTT